TGTATTGTGGAGCAGGTAAGAACACTGGCCGCCAACGATGCTTACAGCACGTCTCGCGGATTTCTTTCTGGCAGGGACATGAAACTGATTGTAATGCACGCCGATTACGGTGAAGTTGGCCGGACAACATGCAGCGTGGATATGCTGCGGGGCACCAGTGAGCATAGTAAGTTTGAATCAGGAGATCAGTATGGCTATTAAACCGAACGACAGTGAGCTAAACAAAATGCTGCGGCGCGATGAAGGCGTGACGGCGCTCCCCTACACCGACAGCGTTGGCATCCTCACCATAGGTGTAGGTCGGAATCTGGAGGACGTGGGCCTGCGGCAAGATGAGATTGACTATCTTCTGACCAACGACATTCGTGTGGCTATGCTTGACTGCAAGCGGCTGTGCGAAGATTTTGATGCGCTGTCAGATAACCGCCAGAGGGCCCTCATTAATATGGCCTTCAACCTCGGCAGGTCACGTCTCGCTGGCTTCAAAAATATGTGGGCGGCGATTGAGCGCGGTGACTTCGCTGAAGCGGCCTCTCAAGCGCTGGACTCTAAGTGGGCGCGGCAGGTCGGCAGCCGCGCGAATCGAATTGCCGACCTTTTAGAGAAAGGGTAATTTCATGGACAAACTTATGCGTCAGATTAGGAATTGGTGGCCAGAAACCCGCAAGTTTCAGGTCTTAATCGTGGTTGGCACTCTGCTGCTAATTTTCATCGCAGGTGATTTAATTACTCGATAGGACAGACAGATGCCCCTGCGCGATAGCACTCGCCCGTGCTTTGTGCTGGGGGTTAGGGGGCTGTCTCGCCAAGGTGGGTGTGGTGATTCCTCCTTAGGCTGGAGACGGCCCCCGCTTTCAAACGACAAACGCCCAGAAACCTCTAATCTGGCGGCGAAAGCATTGTTAATTTCTCTGCAGCACGTATGGGCTGCATCGCGTCCTCCGTCGCGTTAAGCACGATCTTGCCGTCGGGCAGGGCGATGTTGTACCGGGAGTTCTGCTCGATGGTGCGAGCGACAATGACGCCCTCGTCTTCGGCCACCCCCTCCGGGGTGAAGTGCCGCACCATTACTTCGTCCTTCAGCGCGTAGGTAGTCATATCTAATCTCCCGACATAAATGGACGGTTGTCATGCAGCTTACTTTCGTTAAGGGCATCGAGGACAACCGCGCAACAGGACATGACATGGCCCAGTGGGTGACACCCGCTGTCGCGGTCGGCGTCTTCGCCTTTGTGGTACCACGCGATCAGGTGCCGCATGACCGCATCGAAGTAAGTGGTAGCGTCGACTCCGCTCTCGCGCCAATTATAGGCACCGTATTTCACGGCTCCACTATTCATGACCTGAGCCATTCGAATTAGTGCGCTGGCCGGAACAGACGCGTAAGACAGCTTGGCCTGTCCGTGTTTGAACTTGGCGTTCTTCGTGTAGTTCTGCTCTACAAGCACGTCCACCTTGTCCCACGTTTCTTTTTTCATCAGTCTTCTCCTTTGTGTTTGAGGAACGTCATGTTCCGTATCGCAGCTTCAACGACAAGCTGGATTTCTTCCAGCGCTGTTTCAGCTTCCTGCGCTGCGGTAAGTTCAGCAATGAAACGGTCACTATCCTCGTGGACCGCTTCCGCCAGCTCGTTGATCAGTGCGTCGATCAACCGCGAATGGTTCGCCGCGTTGGATGCTGGTTTAAGTATCATGTCTTTCCCCTTTCATCATGTGTTGTAAGTAGTAGTGGCACAGCAGGGCAGCCTCAGCCCTGCCGTTGTCTTTCTTTCGCCGCCAATAGTGGTCGTGAGCTTCTTCACCAAAGACCTCGGTGGCGATCTGGAGGCTTAAAGTCTTCTCCTTAGTCAGGCCCATGTCCTTCTTCCACTTGGCTGGGGTCTCGAACCAAACATTGTCGACACCAAGCATTCCCAAAAGGAACGACGACGCGCCGCCGTACATAGCCCCAAAGTTGAACGTGCTGCTCACACCCTGCTTTGGCATGGCACCCACCGCTTCAATAATCGCCACCTCTTTGCAGTCGACGTAGGGCGTCGTCACCTTGGCGTACCACTCACAAAAGTGGGCGGTGTAGAACAATGTCTTCGTCCCCTGATATAGCACCGGCGTGTCGAGCACGCCCAGCAGCTTGCCACTGCCGGTCATAAGGGCAAACGCCCCTGAAGCTCCGGGATCGTGGCCCAGTATAATAAGTCTTTCTCTCATCTATTTTCCTCCTCAATTTTCCCTGCGGTCATCACTTCTTGTAACGGTAGCCTTCCCAAGCATCGACACTGAGGGGCCAACGGGCATACCAATGCTCAGGATCTGCGGTCATGATGCGCTCAAACTCCTTCAAGCTGCCAAAACCTTCAGGAACCTCGCACACGACCTCGTCGTAAACCGTCAATATGGGGATGTAACCATGCCTCTCCAGCCTGCGGGCAGCGGGCATCAGGATTTCCCTACTGGTGGCCTGCGTTGCATTCTCAGCAAGCTTCCCCCCGTACGTATAGATGCGCGTCCACTGTCCGTTCTTCATGGACATGTAGCTGAGTACGTGCTCCATCTCGCACTTGCATGTCCCGTTAGCACAATCCTCCTCAGTGGCAGGGTCATGCCAGCGGGGCATGCGCTTCGACAAAATAGGCTGGTAGTACCAGATACGCTTGCCGTTCGGCAGGATCATGGCCAGCCAATCATCCACGGGTGCAAACCCGATCTCACGGTAGCTGGTGTGCTTATTATCCCTGACGGCGCTAATGGCGGCGTAGTTCAGGCTCCTCCACAGCTTCGTAGTCTCTGGGTGCTCCGAACGCCAAGCTCTACATATCTCAATCACCCTGTCGTCGCTGTGACGGTCGGTGCGGTCGAACTTACGCCACGCACCCAGCGCTCCTTGATAGCCGAAAGCCAACTCGCAGGTCTTGCCGTCCTGCCGTTCGGCTGGGTGAGAAACCTTGGTCACCGTACCAGCTGGATACCGGTATATCTTGTCGGCCATGCGCTCATATATCTTCTCGCCATTACGAAAAGCGTCGATCTTCCACTGCTCACCGGCCAGACACGCCAGTACGACAGCCTCAACCGAGACAAAATCTCCGGCCACGATTCGGTTCCCTTCATCGGCTACGATCCAGTGTCGGCTGGCAGAACTCACAGCCTCCATAGCGTCACCGTAGATCGCGTCGAGATACGCCGGGTCCTTGAACATAATGTCCTTGACCAGACGGTCGGGCGGAATGTCCTCATAGCTGCGCTTAAGGTTCAGTGGCTGAAACCCGGAGCCTGCGTTCCTGCCTGTCTGGGTGCCGTGGTATCTGGTCTGGTACTTGGCCCTGCCGTCCTTGCAGGTCTGGCGAGCCATAGCGTCTAGCTTACGGGTAGAAGCCTTATTCAGTTGCATGCGCAATTCGATCACGCGCCTCGTGTCGTCAGGCAGAATCTTATCAGCCGCAGCGCCCGCGACAGTACCCCCGAAATCAGCATCTTCAACCTTCATCTGCCTAAGGGTGTCGTCCCTTTCAATCGCCTCCTCAAGTGTAGTCGCCTGCAAATTATCCAACTGACCGCCGTGGGCGTTAATCCACTCCAAAGACTTGGATACCTGTGTGGGCTTGATGCCGCAGATGTCGCTGTACACCTCAGACAACTCTTCAAAGCGCTTGTCCACAATCTGCGTAGCAACCGTTATGCCCTCGATGTCAAGCTTCAGACCTCGCTCCATCATGCGCATATCAAAGATGAAATTCGAAATCTCATGGTCCGGCAAATCACCCATCACGTCGCTCGCCGTCTGCTCCAGCACAACGTCACGCTCGCAGTACCGCACAAACATCATAAAGTCGTCTTCTGGGATGTCGCGGCGAGCCGTTTTCAAATGCAGCTTCGAGTATCGAGTGATTAGCCGGTGGCCCTCCGGGTCTTTGCCTTCAAAACCCAGCGCTGCCATCAGCCTGTCCAGTCTCTGGGGCATGGCGTAGTAAGCAGCCGTTGCCAACGTGTCGCGCCACCGTTCAACCGGCGGGCACTCAGGCCAACCGTATCGTGGGGTCATCACGTTCTTCCAGATAGACCGCTCGAAGCTGATGTTGTGAGCCTCAATCAGGTGCTCTTCAATCTTGGGCCCCAGCAGATCGTCGATGTCGTGAGGGGAGCCGTAAGGAAAGACATCCGTGTCCCACCAAGATCGTATAGGGTCAGCGTCTACGCCCCAAGATACGCATACGATATCCGTGCTGGGGTGTTCGCTGTACGCTGCAGCGCCGACCAATGACAGGTCGGACTCTGAACGCGTCTCGAAGTCGATAGTTATCACCGCCGCCAGCCCCGCTCGTGCTGATCGCTGTAGTGTCGAATGGCCAGCGAATCCTTGTTGAACCCAACGGCAAAGATGCGCCCGACATCGGACATCTCATCCCACACAGTAACCCATGTAGTATGACCCATGGGGGGTCTCCGCTTATCCAGCGCCCATTTAGCCGCTGTCGTAGCGCAGCTTAGGATGCCGGGGTCTATAATATCGTGGAATATGATTTTCATCGTTAGTCCCCTGTAAGGTGTGACGTCACACCGAACGTACAAAAAAAGGAGGGGGAGATGCGTAGGAAAAACATCTCCCCCCCAAGTTTGCTCACGCAGCGGCTCTTATGGAGGGCGGGAGGTCACCCTCTCGCGCGTGAGCGTCTCATGCGCTCCGCCGACGCACTCTCAGAACGCGGCGCAGCCTTGAACAGGGAGGAGTGATCAGCCTGACTGACCAGCTTGTCACCGTCGCCGGTCTTCTGGACCGCGACGAGATACGCCTTAACGCCCTTCCCTTGCACATCATAGCAGGAAAACACTACACCCATCTGTACGTAGCAGCCGGGGTAGATCTGGTCCCGAGTAGCGGGGCCGATATCCTGCACATCTTCGTCGTACACCTGAACGCCGCCGGGTGCGTCCATACCGTGCTTGTTGAATTTGGTGCTGGCTCGCATCACCATCTTCCCGGAATAGGCGCTGCCGTCCTTGCCCCTCTCTTCGCGGCGGGCCTTGAGTTCGTCGCCGTCGATCAGGCAGGACCTGATCTTGCCGTCAAGGAACTGCTGCTCTGCAGCCTCTCCCCACTCGGCAACGACGGCGTCTATAAGGGCGTCCTCAAGAGTGCCTTCGCCCTCTACGTCGTCGCGGTCGAACGCGACTTCGATCTTGTAAGCGGGGTCTCCATCTTTGCCCTTATCGGTGGTGTACTGGTCCTTCTCAAAGAGGGACTCGTGGATCAAACGCCCGACAGGCGTCAAGTGGCGCGGATTTTTCTCTTCCATTACTGCACTTCCTTTTTGCTTCCACGTTTGCCCGCAGGCTTAAACATGGACTTGGTTTCTGAGTTGACGGCAGGACGGGGGTCACTCCCCGCCACAACTGTCAATCCCGCGTCAGGCTTGAACGCCCAACGGCGGGTAAAATCCCTGCCTTCAGCCAACTTGTCGACGTCAGCAGGGCTGCGGAAGGTGGGGGTAGTTAGCGCACGGTCCCCGAACTTTTCGACCGCAGCCTCCTCCGCACCGTCCTTCCATTTCCGAAAGACACGCGCTGGTGCGAGCTTGCGTCCCGGAACGCTGTGGCCAGCCTGAAGGCGTAAAAACGCAGTATCGTCCGCGCTCTTCTTCAAAGCCTTGGCCAAGTCAAATAGGTCAAGAAACTCTCCGACCTCTTCATTCGTGAGGGCTTTGACGCCGCCCTCAAAGCCTTCTATGGTAGCCATCAGTTCTTTCAGCCTTTCCATGTCCTGCTTAAGAGCAGGGCAAGAAGTGTATCGAGCAGGACAGAACCGGCAGTGGGCTCCGCTCACGACGTCGGTAGCGTCCTGCCCCCAAGCGGTATCCATGGCCGGGAGGAGCTGCGACTCAAGCCAATCCAGCAGCGCTTCAACGCTGACCGACCACTCCCTGATCGGACCCATAGCGTGAAACCCTCGCGGCTGGCATATGATCAAGTTGACCGAGTCGATAGACCCCCAAAGGTCCAACTCTTCGAGAACCCCGCAAGCGTAGTACATCATCTGCGGGTTATCTGCCGGATCCACAATGATACCAGCGCCATGCTTATAGTCCCACACCGACACTTCGCGGTTTTTGTGATCGACATAGATGGCATCTGACGTCCCGTAAAACAGGGCATGGATGCTTGGGCAAAAGAACCGCCTTTCGACAAAGAAGTTCGACTGGTTTCGATCAGTGTGGCGCTGGCGCACGCCGTCAAGGTAGGACTGAACCGCGACGGCCATATCTTTGTCGACAATGTGGCCGTAGACCTCTTCACCGATCAGCTGCCAAGCATCCATGTTTCCGTTCAGACAGCGTTCCCCGACTTCGTGTGCCGCCGTACCCAAAGCAGCGTGTTCACTCTCTGGGTCTTCCAAGCCGCTGCTGAATCTTACGGAAGCAGGGCACACTATCCAACGGTGGCTGCCCGACGCACCCAAGGGGCTGTGTGTGAGGTTGCTGAGGGTTTCAGTCATTTGCAAGCCTCAAGCAGCTTGGCCGCGACTTCAGCCCGCTTGTCAGCCGGGAAGTCGGAAGCACTCCTGTGACCAAAACTGGTGATGATGTCCATCACAGCAGAAGGTCCGATGCTGTCGGCAGCTTCACCCGCCGCCTTCATCAAATCCTCAGCCGTCATATGCGGCGTCACGCTGGCTTCACGCCCGCCCCCACCACGAGTGCGACGAGAAGGGCCGTCACCGCCAGCGTCAGCAGGGCTGCCATCGCTTCCTTCGCTACCCTTCTCTTCGTCCGGCTTGCTTCGACTGCGACGTGTGCGCCTCTGGGTTTTCTCTTCAGGTACGGGGGCCTGTTCGCTCGACGCATCAGCATCAGCGCCCACGGCTCCTGAGCTTCTATTGCGCGAGCGACGGCTTCGCGTCTTCGGCTCCGGCTCCACGGCCTCGACAGTGTCTTCTCCCCCCACGGCAGCTTCTGCTGCGTGCGGCGGTTTTCCTTCAATCTCGCCTGCACCATCGACTGCATCCAATGATCCAGATAGTTCGAGCTTTCCATCGGTAGATCCTTCATTCAAGTTAGTCGTGCGAATGTGAGCCAGTGCGGACAAAACGTCCACGTCTGGTTCGTCACAGTAGAAGGTAACTTTGGTCCCGATAGGAACGGACTCAGTGTTAACTGCTATGATTTTCATCTTAGTTCCCCTGTTAGTAATGAAAGTTTGACCACGCTAGGTTTGCGTGCAACTTGTGTCAAGCCTTGTGATCTAAGGCCAGATATATGCTGTGGTCCTTCTTGATGACCGTGTTGATAATCCTCTCGTCAAGAGAATCAGCGACCACGGGAACATGTCCGATGACCCTTTCGCCTGTCTGACCGATACGATGCACGCGGTCCAGCATCTGTTCGTTCTTGCCCGGAACCCAGAAAGGTTCGGCCAGCACGACATCCTGAGCCGCCGTCATAGTCCAGCCTTCACCCATAGGCAGCATCTGCCCGATGATGAGCCTGATCTCGGGGTCTGTCTGGAACCGGTCGACCGCTGTCTGCTTGCGCGACGGAGGCGTTGACCCGTCCATGTAAGTGGCCCCAAAACCCTTCAGCTTGTCCATGAAATAAGACAGGACGCTCAGGTGCCAGCCCGCCAGCACCAACTTCTCAACGCCCTCATCTAACAGCTGCTTGATGTAGTTCACGATGAGCGGAGCCTTGGCCTCGCCCAACTCTCGACGGGCTGTCGATATCGCGCCATCGATAGGAACGTCTTCGCAGAACTTGTCCGGGTCAACCTCATACATCTTGGAGGCTATGGTCCACCCTTCATGCTTCAGAGCGCGGCGCACCTCAGGCGAGCTTTCGAGCGGCATGATGTGCCATCGCTTGGGCGGCAGCTGCGGCAGGACATCTTCCTTGAGCCTGCGCACCATAATATTTGAGCGAAGCCGGTACTGCAGGTCATCAAGGTTGGTCGGCACGTTGCGGACGTTGCTCATCCACTTCACCTTGCCGTTGATCCGAACGAAGCCCTCGCCTTCGGCGTAATACCGGCGTCGGAAAGACTCGATACTCATCCGATCTATCGCTTCCCAGTCCAGCAGTCGCAGAGCGTTGTAGCATTCGATGGGCTGGTTTGGTAGCAGAGTGCCCGTCGCCAGCGTGAACCGACCGGTAACTCGCGGCAGCATATTGGGCGCGCACACTACCTTAGTTCGCTGGTTCCCCTTGGGGTCCTTCAGGTAGTGAGCTTCGTCGAGGATGACGTGGTCCCACAGCAGATCTAAGATGCTGTCCCTGACGCCGGGGTTCCTGAGCATATCGTAAGACACGATGTTGAAATCGGCTTCGGGGTTAATCCCGTGAGAACTCTGCAACACAGCGTGGGTGCGGACATTCTCGATGTTCGACCAGAGCCATATCTCGCGCTGCCAATTGAGTCGTAGCGATGCCGGGCACACCACAAGGGTGCGACCACTCTCAATAGCGTTGTCAAGCAACAAAGACTGAGCCGTCTTACCAAGTCCGGGCGCGTCTCCAAACACCGCGTGGCGACGAGACATGTGGTACTCCACCCCAGCCTGCTGGTAAGGCATGGCAGTCATATTCTCCGGGTGCGGCGGAGCGAACAGCACAGGGCTTTTCGCCCAAGATGACTGGTAGCTGTATGTGTTCCAATCAATCATTTACTTCCCCTGAAATAAAAAGAGAGGACCGCTAGCTAGGGACTAGCGATCCTCTCCGTGCGCAGAGCTAAGCTGCTTTGTCAGCTGTCGTGCTCCGCAAGCTGTGGTCACCCTCACCGTTGTGCCGGCGTCGACTTAGCTGCTCCGCTGCAGTTTCAGCAGGGCTCGACAGCGGCGTGCCCGTGATCTCTGAAGCGTAGCGAAGCAACGCCATCTTATCCTTAGCCGTCAAAGAATCAAAAGCATTCTTTGCTGCCTCAAGGGTGCCTTCGCTCTCTAGTACACTTTTAACCTTTGACAGCCCTCTCGCGTCATCCTTGGCGACAAGAACCATGCCCTGCTTTCGAGCGGTGGTGTCGATAACCGAGCGCTGGTCACTCTCGTCAAGCGAACCGAGCGAACGCGCGACTGCGTCCACGGGGTTCTTCTCGTTGAAACTGGCCCGCTTTTCTGCGGCCTCCTTCTCAGCCTTCTTCTTCTGGCGCGAAGTGCGCTTGCGGGCGGCTTCACCCGACCGCAAATCCCCCAGCTGAAGGCGAGCCTCGTCGGTGTCCCCGAGTCGGCCCACCACCAGAAGGCGTCGAGCCGTTTCGTACGACCGGCCAGTGATGTTATCAGTGACCCAAGTTTTAAACGGAATCTTGGCTTGCTTCGCTACCTTTTCCGCTTCAGCCAACTGCAGCGCAGCCGACAAACGCATGTCGTTGGCGTCAGCCATCTTCGAATCGGCCTTGCCGAGGCGCACGTTAATGTCCTTTGCCAACGGGTTGAGCTTTTTATTGGCCGCAGCGATCTCAGCTTCGCGAGCCTTCTTGGCCTGCTGCGCTTTGGTTGCCTTCTTCGTGGCTGCCTTCTTTTTCGTTGCCTGTGTTGTCATCAGTTTATCTCCTGTGAGGGTGTGACGTCACACCGATTAGCGCGGAGGTAGTCCGCCGTCATTGGGTGCAAATCCACCCGGTTCTGAATCATCCTGCAAGTGCGCAGGATGCTCTTGTTTCCGCCCTCGGCATTGGCCTCTTCGACCACGCGTCGAGCGAACTTCATCAGGGACCTCTTCAGTCGGCGCTGGTCAACCCATACGCCGTCGATAGCCATCTTCCACCCGCCAGCGGGGATGCGAGATATGGTAATGCCAGCGTTACTCATGGTACGGATCATCAGTCTCTCCCGTGGTTTTCTTGCGCGTCGAGCTATGATACTGCGACGCGAAATCAAGCGCGTCCTCAATGTCATCGGAGTAGCGGTAATCAAAGATGATCTCCTCTGGTGCATTCGAACTGTCAAAAAGACAGTATAGGATGCAAGTACTCTGCCCGCTTCGAATCAGTTTGTAGCCCACCACCCCATCGATGTCGTAAAGGTAGCCTATAAGCTCGTCTATCTTGTCCATGAAGCTTTTGGCTTTCGCGTGCCTGTACATGTCATCTTGTTCGAGGTAAAACTGCTTCACTTCTCCCTCTTCGTCGAAGGCAATTACTCTTTCGACGCGGTTCTGCTGCATCAGGTAGAGAAAAACCATCCTAAGATATTCGGCGGCGCTGTTCGTGTCGCGCAGCCACTCTTCCTTACGCGCGGCGAAATCGGCCCGAACCTTGTCCATCCGGTCTTCAATCGAGATCACGTCAGACATCGCCCAAGTCCTTGAACCGCACATCCATATCGGCGGTTATCGTAGCGCCGCTGTCGATCAAACTTTGGCGGACCTTGTCACGGAGCGCTTTCAACCCCACAGTCGAGGGGCTGAGTAGAACGATCTCCAAAATCTCTGGCAGCGCATCAGCGATCCGAGCGCACCTCTCCAGCTCGAAGGTAAGCCTCGCGCGGGTGGTTTCATCGACTTTGGGGTCTCCAAGTACAGCCAACATCGGGTATATGAGCCCGCTCCACGTTGGCGTTACATCAATAAACTGCGTCTTGCCGTTAGGCTTTGAACTTGTTTTCATCGCGTTTCCCCTGCGGTGATGATTAGACCTCAGGTGTGACGTCACACCTGAGGGCTCTTGGGTTTCCAAGAATGCGCAACGTCCGGCACTGGCTGCCTTGTGTCAAGCGCTGATTGACACAAGCGCCTCTAAAACCATAGGGTCTTCGCTCGTTCTCATTTCAGGGGTTAGCTCATGACACTCACAAGAAAGGCTGCTGTCGCTTACGCCAAGCGCGGCTGGTATGTCTTCCCTTGCCGGGCCGACAAGACGCCGTACACGGCTCATGGTGTGCTCGACTCAACTATAGACGCCGATCAGATTGACGCGTGGTGGGACGCTTGGCCTAATGCCAACGTGGCCATCGACACCGGCAAGTCGGGGCTCATGGTCCTCGACCTCGATCCCGGCTGGTCACAGAAGGAGCTTGAGCGCAACGTAGGTGCCCCCTTGTCAGGGTCCCCGCTCCACGCCAAGACGCCAAGAGGTGGCGAGCATCTGTTCTACCGCTTGCCCGAGGGTGAGATTGTACCCCCCAGCGCGTCTAAGCTGGCCAAGCATGTGGATGTCAGGTCTCACAATTCATATGTGCTGGCGGCTCCATCGCGCACAAGGGACGGGGTGTACGAGTGGGCCGAAGGCAGCTGGGAGGATGGGCTCAGGGGTATCAAGGCGACGATGGCTGACGATGCTTACGTCAAGGCATGCAAGGGCAGCTTCCGGGAGAAGTCTGAGGACCACGACACTTGGATTATCGAGCCGGACATGCCCGAGAACGTCGACCTTGCATCTTACTGGCTGGCCAATGATGCACAGGTCGCGATCGAGGGCAGCGGCGGCGATGCCTTGGCTTACGCTACTGCAGCCCATCTCAAGAGCTACGGCATCAGCCCCGAGTTGGCGCTGGACCTGATATGGGAGCACTGGAACCCAAGGTGCAAGCCGCCTTGGATGGCGGGCGACCTCGATCACCTCGCATCGAAGATTTCCAATGCCTACCGGTACAATACGTCGCCGCCCGGCAACATCACGACGGCTTACAAGGCTGCGGTGCATGCCAAGATGTTTTCGCCTGTAGCTCGCGACGATCTCCCCAACGGTCTTGGCGTAAACGCTGGGCGCTTCAGGTTCGTCGACGCAACAGGGCTCGGTAATGCCGAACCGCCTGAATGGTTGATTGAGGATTTCCTGATGGCTGACACACAGGCGCTGATGTTTGGAGCGCCGGGAACATTCAAGTCGTTTGTCGCCTTGGACATAGGGCTGACACTGGCCAACGGCGGATGTTGGGAATGGAGAGAGACGTGGAAGTCATCGCTGCCCGGCAAGGGCAGGGTTCTCTATGCTCTATCCGAGGGAAGGGCTCAACTCATCAACCGGATCCACGGCTGGATGAGACACCGTCAGGTCGAGCAAGCACCTGATGGGTTTCACATCGCTGACCCCGTTCCCAACGTCGGCGAGGATATAGAGCCGTTCCTTCAGGGTGCGCTGGCGATGTCACCCGATGGCTATGATCTTGTCATCATAGACACGGTAGGGCGCAGCATGCAGGGGCTGAACGAAAACGCTCAGGAGCATGCGTCAAAGTTTACCGCAATGGGCGACAGCATTCGCAACAGCCTTAAGGGTGCCACGGTGCTGGGTATTCACCACACGGGGCATGACAATCAGGACCGCACTAGAGGGTCAATGGTTTTTCAAGCCGACGCAGACACGATGGTGAGGGTGGACAGGGACGATAAGGTTCTGGCTGTCAGTCTCACGATGACCAAGCAGAAAGATGCCGAAGAATGGCAGTCGTCGAGAATGCTGGAGATGGCAAAGATGGAGCTGGACCCGGAGACCGTGACGCTGGTGCCAACAACACCGGCCAAGGTCGAAGAGAGAACGGCCAAGCAGGACGCCAAGGGGCGCAAGCGCAATTCCCCGGAGGTCAACGCGGCGATGGACGACAGCGTTGATCAGGCTTTGCATGCGATTATGACAAGCCGCAAATCGACCACCTTTAACACCGCAACGGTAGCTCGCATGCTGGCCGTCGAACCCGACATTCATTACGAAGAGACCACGTTGCGCATTAAAGTGCTGCCGAGATTGCGTTCCGACGCAACGCGGTGGGCGCACCTGCATTATCACCCGGAGCCTAATTATTTTAAGTTTCAGGAGGGCGCACCGGGGGCCAAGGGTTCGGGCCGAAAAGGTCGGACGGTAGGCACAAGAGCGTGATTTTACGTTTGGAGCAATTGCAGGGTGTACCGGTGTACCAGTAGATGTGTACCAGTAGTGTACCAGTAGATGTGTACCAGTTAATTGTACCAGTAGCCGCCCTGTGAAGCGCAGAAACCCTAAGATTTCGGAAGTGGTACACTACTGGTACAAACGCAGACACTAGAGGGGGGAGTAGACTGTTAAAGTCTACCCCCCTTGTCTAGGCCGGTACATCTTGCCTAGTGTATCTAGGGTTGTTTTGATTAAATGGCCGAAACAAAAAAAACCCCCGAATGCTGATGCATCCGGGGGCCGGGTTCGGTGTTAGTCAAAGGTTGCGCGGTGTGACGTCACGCCACAGGTTGATCAAGCAAGATGGTAAACGAATGCGAGCGCAAGAGTTGCAAGAGCAGCTGTTACTATTTCAAGCCCGGTGATTTTCATTGTTGTCCCTCTTTGCTGTTGAAGTGCTTGGCTCCGGGCCCATGGACCAGCACACCAATGCTCTTAGCCGTCTTGGCGGGATCGCAAAGCATGCAATCCTCGCACGTGATCCCGTCAACAGAGGTCGCAGGGCATAGGATTTCCTTACCTTTCACGAGCTCGTCGACGCTGGAAACGACGCGGAAGGTGCGCCGTTCCATTTCCCAAGCTTCGTGTGCTTCGGCAATGGTGTCGACGCTGGCCATGCTGTCGGTTACGTCGCCGCGCCGCCATTGATGGCTGTACGATGTGAAACCCTTGGCCGGGTTCGTGATGCGCTTGCGCATATGCGGCGGAAGCGCGGCGGGGTCACCGTACGCGCCCATTCGGACCTTCCAAGATGGGTTGACGGTTTGCGCAACCATATCTGGCTCAATTGCGGGGTATTTTTCCGCAAGCAATGAGCGGTAAACGGAAGTCGGCCCGTGGCCAAGGTTGACGTAGCACGTTCTCTTTTCCGCTTTGTTTGTCTTGGGGTTGATTGTGGGGCGGTGACGGCAATCGCCACAGATGCCCACATCGGTGCCAGTGGCTACGGCATCAAGCGGGTGAATGTCCCGCTGCAGGATGTAAACTTGTGCCATCGCGCCCGTTTTAATGTTTGAGCGTTTCTTCGCCCGGGGCTTGATGAGTACGCCAACGATAGGCGAGCCATCGATCATTGATGGCCCGTGGTAAACCACGAAACCCGAAGGCTTCGCGGCGTTGCTGCGCATTGTGAGCTTGGTCATGTTCTCGTTTCCCTAGCAGTTCGAGCGTCGGCAATTTGCCGAAGCAATCGGCGCATCAGGCGCTCAAGCCGGTCTTGTGTCAATGCCAAATTGTCGGACGCGCCACGGTGTGACGTCACACCGGGATCCAGACCGCAGGCAAAAAAAAGGGCGGACCACGACGGCCCGCCCTTTGTTGTAGAGCGCTGCTCGTGCTAGGCGGCGGCTTTCTTGGCCGCGCCCTTTCTCTTTTTTGTTGGCTTGCCGCCTAGGAAAACCGGGATATCGAGCGGATGGTTCTGGCTTTCGAACAAGGCGATAAACTCGCGCTGTGCGTTGTCACCCATGCGGGCAAAGGCCGACATGAGGTCCTGTGGCGACTTGGGTTGATCTGCGGCCGCCTTGCTTCGAAGTTCGGCCACTTCCTTTCGGAGCCTGTCCAGTTCGGTCATGGTCGACTTGTCCACCACCACTTGGTCATTTTCAGACGCCAGATCGCGGGCGAGGTCTGCTCTTGCGCTGTCGCTTAGCGACGCCATGAGACGCTCGCGGTCAGACCTTACGGCGTCTGCCGCTCGTTCTTCCCGCTTAAGGCTGGCCAGCGGATCGGTGGTGGCGGTTTGCTTGCTGCCGGGCGCGGCAGGCAATCGCCCGCGAAACTCCATCTGTCGCTGGCGGTCAGCCTGCCTTTTTTCGGTTAGCGCGGCCAGCGCGGCGGCGCGATCCGAACGAGCCGCGATGCCGATCTTGATCCACGCCTTGATCGAGTTGTAGTTCCAGCCCGCATCGGCAGGCTGTTCGTCGCACCACGACTGAAACGAAACCTTCCTCGCTCTTGCTAGGTCTCGGGCTTCGGCGACGACAAGCGCGCGGTCAATCCGTGCTTCGTCGCTCGCGGTCTCGCCCGCTGTAATCTTGAGTGTGTGGGCCGCTATCTTGTTGGCTAGCGTGGTGAACTTTGCGACAGTCGTCTTGCTCTGCCCGGTCAACGCTGTTGTCGGGCGGCTGGTAGCTTTGTTCTTAGTCATCGAATGTTTCCCTAGTGTTTGAGCCAGCCTCATCGCTGGCACCCCTTAAGCCCGGCCCTCTTGCGAGGAACCGGGCTGTGAGTGGATGGTGAGCGGGTGAGCGGGTCAGTGGCGGATGTCCTCCCCTGTTTCGATTTTCCAGAATATTTCGCAGGCTCGGTGATGCCCCTTACTCGCCACGCACCGCTTGAAGGCGTCAAGCGTGATGTTCTGCCCTCGGAAGTCGTGCAACGTGGCATACACGGACCTGTCCGCGACTCTGTCGATTATCAGCAATTCATCCTCAATGCCCTGTTCGTAGAGATTTTCTGACACCCGGAGGTTTCTTGTCTCGAAGCGCCCACTCGTCCACTCTGCGTGGTCCTCAATCCACTGCTGCGCGAGATACTCCACATCCTCGCGTGTATAGCCGTCGACCGCTTCCTCGATCTGGAAGCCGTAGCTGTCGAATCGAGCCGCAAACCAGCAGCGCGGGGAGCGGTCATACCAGAGTTCGATCCGGTCGTGATTTTCAAAGGTGTGGTGGATGTGAATTGTCATTCGCTTGCCCCCTCTTTGCTGCCGAACACGCAGGCTGTGGCCTGTGTGTTGTCGGCCTTGGCCTTGGCCACGAGTTCCGCCAGATGCTGGCGCATGGTGTCAGACAAGAGTGTCATCCCGGTCTTGTCTTGGAGCGCCTGATAGCGCTCGAACGTGGTCCAGATCGGTGCGGTGCTGGCGCTGGCAGACGCACCGCCCGACCGGATCAGGTGCATCATTTCGCTGTGCCACTGGCACAGTTGCGTCGCGTCGCAGGTGTGGATCATGTCTTTCATTGGTTTGTTCCCTAGTGCTTGAGCCAGCGGCGGAATGCCGCCGGGACTGGTGTGACGTCACGCCACAAAAGCCGTCATACACCCATCGGCCAGCCAGTGCAAGCCTTAGATTGTCGGACGTGACACGGCTGGCACCGGCTGGCACTGGCTGGCACTGGCTGGCACTGGCTGGCACCGGCTGGCACTGGCTGGCACCAGCTGGCCCCGGCTGGCCCCGGCTGGCCCCGGCTGGTGTGACGTCACACCCATTGGCCAGCGTCGGCCAGCGTCGGCCAGCGTCGGCCAGCGTCGGCCAGCGTCGGCCAGCGTCGGCTGGCATGGGGGGGCTAAGCCAGACCCGGCTTCGGGGGGTGCCCCGCCCGCCCGCGCTGTAGTAGACCCAGATCCACAAAGGATATTTTGGGAACCCCCCAAAAAAATAAAAAAAATGCCGGACGCATTTCTAGCAAACTAGGTTAATGACATTATTTGACATAAGCCGAAAAAAAACCTTACATTCTGCGCAAAGGAAGGCTGCATGTGGGTTCCCCTGCGCATTTGCGGCCAACCTTCGCGTTCCGGGGGCGCGAATCATAAGTACCCCCGGACTTTCTTAGCGTGCGGGGCAGTCACAGGGAATTTAAAATGAAACCGATGCCAAGACGAATCGACGCGCCAATCTTTGAGCGTCTGTTGCGGGACGTCCCGCGTGATGATAACGGCGAAATTATCCGGCATCCCCTCAGCGAACGCCACATGGACCTCGTTGACTACTATATGGACGGCGCTCCTATGAAAAAGGCCATGATGGCCGTAGGATATATGGAAGCCACGGCAACAGCTAATGCCGCCCGAACTTTTCGAAGAAAAGACGTAGTGGCGGAAATTGCTTGGCGACGGGAACAGCTGAAAAAGCGGTATAACATATCCGAGGAGCGCATCCTTGAGGAAATGGCCTCAATTGCTTTTACCAATTATGGCGACATTATGGAAATAAGCGAGGACGGCACGGCTTATGTAGATCTGACCAAGATGACTGACGAGCATAAAGCAGCCATTTCTGAAATTGTCACCGAAGAGTACAAGGAAGGCAGAACAGCTGACGGTGCTGTAGTTCTTAAAACGAAAGTCAAGTTTTATAGCAAACTCGATGCTCTGCAGATGCTGGCAAAAACGCTTGGCATGTTCAATGACAGGATCGATGTCAATATAAATGTAGGTATCATGGATGCTCTGGACGCCGGTCGTAAGCGACTGGCTCTGGCTAAAGACGTCACACCTTATTCGTTGCAGGATTAGATGGTAGGTTTTTCAGAACGCAACACAAATGGTATTAACGGGAAAAAAGACCCCAACCTGAGGCTTGCGGAGGCTATATCGCAGTTTACAGGGGATCCATTGGGGTTTGTAATTTTTGCGTTTCCTTGGGATACCGACAAATCGATTCAGCAAGTCAAGCTGCCAGAAAAATACAAGGACCGGTTTAACACGGAATACGGTCCTGATCTGTGGGCTTGCGAGTACCTTGATGAGTTAGGTGAGCACATCAGGGACAGGGCGTTTGACGGTGAAACTGCTGTTATGCCCATACAGATGGCCACATCATCCGGGCACGGTATTGGCAAATCGGCCCTTGTGGCTTGGCTTATCCTGTTTGTTATGTGCACGAGAAAGCTGTGCAACGGTGTTGTCACGGCTAATACGGCAGAGCAGTTAAGGACAAAGACGTGGGCAGAGGTTGGAAAGTGGCATAAGAGGTGTATTGCGAGCCATTGGTTTGAGTACACGTCCGGTCGTGGAGCCATGTCTCTTTACCATAAGGAGCACCCCAAAGAGTGGAAGGTGAACGCCCAGACGTCTCGGGAAGAAAACTCAGAAGCGTTTGCTGGCCTTCACGCCGCTAACTCGACACCATTTTACATTTTTGATGAAGCATCAGGTATCCCCGAAAAGATCTTTGAGGTCCGAGAAGGTGGTACAACTGACGGCGAACCCATGGTTTTTGACTTCGGTAACCCGACGCGAAACAGTGGGCGGTTCTATGAAGAGTGCGTTGGCAAATTTAAGAAACGCTGGAGCTACCGTGAGATCGACAGCCGGTCTGTGCAAATCACTAACAAGGTAAGGATCGATGAGTGGGTAGAGGACTATGGCGAGGACAGTGATTTTGTCAAGGTTCGTGTCAGGGGTGTCTTCCCTTCGGCGGGTTCGCTGCAGTTTATTCCAACGGAATATGTCGAAGCAGCCATGGGCAGGCAAGCCACGCCAGACAGAACACAGGCTTTGGCAATTGGAGTCGACGTGGCCCGTCAAGGCGACGACGAAAGCGTCATATACCCACGTCTTGGAAATGATGCAAAATCATTTGAGCCCCGAAGATTTACCGGCCTTGATACTGTGCAGATGGCGTCAAAAGTTATCGATTGCGTCAATGAGTTCAGGGCCATGGGCGTTCCAATTGGCGGAATATTTGTTGATGGCGGCGGTATTGGTGCCGGTGTTGTTGATCAGCTGAGGCATACGGGGTACAGCCCTATTGAAATCCAGTTCGGTAGTAGACCGGGGGATCCTCGCAAGTATCGGTTTAAAGTAGACGAGATGTGGGGGCGCATGAAGGAAGCCATCAGACTTGGCCTTGCGCTGCCTAGCGAGGGACGCATTTCTGAAGAAATCAAGACTCAATTGACCCAGAGAGAGTTTGGCTTTACTTTGAAAGACCAGATAAATCTGGAGACAAAGAAGGATATGAAGGCCCGTGGGATCTCATCCCCAGACATCATTGATGCTCTGGCCCTGACTTATGCTCAAGAACTTGCTCCTTTGGAAACCCCTTTTGGTGTGACGTCACACCGCTTTGCAAAACACGATTACGACCCCCTTCAAGCTGCATAAGAGAAATCAGATGTGCATGTTCAGTAGTCCTAAGCCTCCCCCTGTTCCTAAACCTCTACCCCTTCCAGAGCCGGCCCCAACTATAACAGACGAATCCGTTTCAAAGGCTGGTGAGAGAAACAGAAAGAGAGCAGCGCTAGCACAGGGCGCAAATAGCACCATACTGACTAGCGGTTTTGGTTTGTCGGGCTCTGGTGGTGCTACGGCTCAGAAAACTGCTCTTGGCAGATAAGAGCGTTTACGCAGGAGACACAATATGCACGCGGACTATTACAAAGACGAGACAACTCGGCAAAAACTAAACAAGCGATTTGGTGCCCTGCGTACAGAGCGTGAGTCATTTATTTCTCACTGGAAAGAACTGTCTAGATTCATTCAGCCCCGACGTGGTCGGTTTCTTGTAACAGACCGCAACAAAGGTGATAAGCGCTGGGAAGAGATTATCAATAGCAGGGCTACGCTGGCACACCGTATCGCACGCGCTGGTATCTTTGCGGGCATTATGTCTCCGACGCGCCCTTGGCATACTCTTGAGACGTCAGACCCGAGCCTCATGGAGTCCGCCGCTGTACGAATGTGGCTAAATGATGTCGTGCTTTTGCAGCGAGAGATCTTTAGTCAAAGCAACTTGTACCGAATGGCACCCCGTATGATCGGAGAGATGCTGACTTTTGGTACAGGAGCTATGTTGCACGTAGATAACTTTGATGATGTAGCTAGGTTCTACACGCAGACAGTTGGCTCTTACGTCATCTCGCAGAACGACAAGTATGAAATAGATACTTTTGGTCGTGAGTTCCAGATGACGACGTCGCAGATGGTCGAGCGGTTTGGGTATGATAAGTGCAGCTACCAAGTGCAGTGCGCGTATGATAAGTCCGACTATGATGCATGGTTCGACGTGCATCACTTCTTGCTCCCTAATGAGATGATGAAGTCCTCCAGCCCATTTGCTGATGGCAAGCCATTTGCATCTATTTATTACGAGCCGGGGGATGACACACTCGATGGCACTTTGAAGGTCGAAGGGTTCCACGAGTTTCCGGGATACTTCCCTCGTTGGGATGTGACGGGGGAGGATGTGTACGGCACAGACTGCCCCGGCATGACAGCTTTAGGCGACATCAAAGGTCTTCAGGTTGAGGAAAAACGAAAGGCTCAGGGTCTTGATCTTCAGGTGAACCCGCCGCTGAAGGGTCCTCCGTCTTTGCGTAATTCGTCGGAAGTTACATCTTTGCCGGGGGGCCTTAACATATACGAACCGGGGCAAAGTTCGGAAGGCCTTACTCCTGTCTACAATGTCAATTTGCCGTTTAACGAGTTGCGTCTTGATATTGATTCTGTGGAACGCAGGATTAACGAAGTGTTTTTCGTAGATCTGTTCCTAGCCATTTCGCAGATGGAAGGCATCCAGCCGCGCAATCAGCTGGACATTATGCAGCGCCACGAAGAGCGGCTGTTGCAGATTGGTCCTGTGCTGGAGTCTATGCATAATGAGTTTCTGTCCAAGCTAGTTGACAGGACGTTTAACCAAATGGCCCGCGCTAATATTCTTCCGCCGCCGCCGCCGGAGCTCCAAGGCGTTGAGCTAAACGTCAAATTTATTTCGTCTTTGGCCATGGCGCAGAGAGCTGTTGCTACGGAAACTATCGACAAGACTATCGCTTTTGCGGGTGCTCTTGCTGGGGCCGGATGGACCGGAGCGCTTGACAAGGTCGATGCTGATCAGAGTATTGATGAATATGCTAAGGCTATCGGTACTCCTCCAAGAGTTATCGTTCCTGATGATGTCGTGGCAGCACGGCGTCAAGAGCGTCAACAGATGCAGCAACAGCAGCAGGCTATGGAGATGGCGCAGAGTGCTGCCAACACCGCGAAGATGGCGTCAGATGCTAAAACTGGAGAGAAGAATCTCTTAACTGATGTAACTGCGGCGACTAGTGGCTGAGATTCTCGACCACGGTAACCCGGACGATGTGTTGCGTTTTAAGGAAGAGCAACACAAACTGTCTTTACAGGCTGATGAGGATTTAAGAAACATATTAAGCAGCTACGGTGGGCGCAGTTTCTTTTGGGATATATTATCAGAATGCGGGGTATACGGATCTACACACCGAGGAGAACTGACGCATGAAACGTCATTTCTAGAGGGAAAGCGTAAAATAGGTTTGTGGACTATGGAGCGTATGTTTACAGTGGACCCTAATGCATATACATTGATGCGCTCAGAAGCTGAGGCTCGCACCAGAGCCAGAGCACTGGAAAAGGAAGTGAACTACCATGACTGACGAAACGGGCGACAAAACTGCTCTTGCAGTAGAGGCAGAAGAGACAACTAGTACTGCTCTCGGCGGCGAGGATGCAGTTACTGATTCTGCGACTGAGGTAAAAGAAGAATCGGATGCTCCTCAAGGAGCGCCGGAAGCCTATGAGGATTTCACTGTCCCTGAAGGCTACGACATAGACTCTGAACAGTTAAAACAGTTTAGTGAGATTGCTCGCGAGTTAAATCTCACTCAGGAACACGCGCAACGTCTCGTCGATTTTGAGGCTGAACGTGTGGCGAAGCTTCATGAAAGCAAAGGCGACGTTGTTGCCGATATGCGTGCTGAGTGGAGTGAGCAGGCTCATAATGACCGGGAAATCGGTGGGGCCAACTACGACGAGAGTTTGGCGTTCGCCCGCCAAGCTCTGAAAGCCGTTGGGACTCCAGAGTTGTACAATGCTCTGGAACTCACCGGCACCGGGGACCACCCGGAGTTCATCCGTGTCTTCTCTAAGATTGGGAGAGAAGTTGCGGAAGGTCGGCTTGACTTCGGCAAGGGCAACCCCACGCCCGAGACGTCGAGGGATCCGGCGAAAACTCTGTATCCCAACATGAACTGACAAGGAGTCTGACTCATGGCTGTACTTTCGGTCCGTAATCCGACCCTTCTTGATCTGGCAAAAGCCACTGATCCTGATGGCCGTATTGCGACAATTGTCGAAATCCTCAACGAGACTAATGAGGTGCTCGAAGATATGGTTTGGATGGAAGGAAATCTTCCTACCGGCCATCGTACTACGATTCGCTCTGGTATCCCTACTCCGACGTGGCGTAAGCTTTACGGCGGCGTTCAACCGACCAAGTCGACTAACGTGCAGGTCACAGACAACTGTGGCATGCTGGAAGCCTATGCCGAAATCGACAAGGCTTTGGCCGACTTGAACAACAACACGGCTGCGTTCCGTCTTTCCGAAGACCGTCCGCACATTGAAGGTATTGCGCAAGAAATTGCTGATACCTTGTTCTACGGTAACGAAGGCACAGAGCCTGAAGCCTTTACCGGTTTCGCGCCGCGATACAATAGCCTGAGTGCTGAGAACGCCGACAATATCATCGTCGGTGGTGGTTCTGGTTCTGATAACGGGTCTATCTGGCTTGTTGTCTGGGGCGAGTCCACTTGCCATGGTGTGATCCCGAAAGGATCGTCTGCTGGTCTGCAGCATCGTGATATGGGGGAAGTTACCCTCGAAGACGCTAGTGATGGGTCCAACTCGGGCCGCATGCAGGCGTATCGTACCCACTATCGCTTTGATGCTGGCTTGACAGTGCGTGACTGGCGTTATGTCGTTCGTATCCCGAATATCGATAAGTCCACTCTTGTGAAGGACGCGGCATCGGGTGCGGATCTGAATGACCTGATGTTTCAGGCTTCCGAGCGTGTACCGAACTTGAATGCGGGCAAGGCCTGCTTCTATATGTCTCGTGACATGCGTACGTTCCTGAGGCGTCAGAACGCTAACCTGCGATCCGGTTCGACACTGTCCTACGATGAGGTCGGTGGGCGTAAGGTCATGAGTTTCCACGGCATTCCGATTAAGCGTTGTGACGCTCTCGCTGCCGACGAAGCTCTTGTGTCCTGATCGACTCTTTAAAACCTTGAGCCCGAGAAAGGAGACAAGCTCATGATTATCGACGAACGCTTGGAGTTTGCTGACGCAGTATCAGTCGCCGCATCTGCCGGCACTGCTAACATTGGTGACGTCATCGACTCATCTGTTGCTCGCGACCTTGGCAATGGTCAGCCCGTTTATCTCGTTATCAGCGTTGATACCGAGATTATTACGGGAGGCGCTGCAGGTACTTTGAAGTTCCTGCTCGTTTCTGACGCGACAAGCACAATTGCTACTGACGGTTCGGCCACGCAGCATTACGACTCCGGTACTTTTGTTACCGATGGTACGGATGCGAACGGGGCTAAGATGAAGGCCGGTCAGTTCCCTGTAGTTGTCGCTCTTCCGATGGAAGGCAACGAGTACGAGCGGTATCTTGCTGTGCAGGCTGTCACTGCTACGACAACCACTACAGCAGGCGCTATCAATGCGTTCCTGACGCTGGACCCGCATGGCTGGGTTGCTTACGCGGATGGATCTAACTAGGTAGCGATGTGATGTTACACTAGTAGAGTAGGGAGCCTGCTTCTGCGGGCTCCCTTTTCTCTAAACCGGAAGGAGTACACGTTATGCCAAAAGGTAAAGGCACATACGGATCAAAGGTCGGCAGGCCTCCGAAGCCTAAATCTGCTTCAAAGAAGACCACCAAGAAGTAACATGATAAGGGTCCTGCTCGCGCAGGATCCTGTTTCTCTACACTGGGGAGAATTATATGCCACGAGTTCTTTTACGACGCACATGGTTTGCGCCGACCGATGTCGTCAAAGTCGACCGCCTTCGCACCATGGCGGGTCATCGTTTTCGGCGGGGGGAACAAGATATCCCCGAAGAGTACATGGATTATATCCCTTCTGATGCGGAAGTATTAGACGAAAATGCCCCGGCTGCACCGGCCACGCCTGTTGAGGAAACAGAGCATGCACACGAGGAATCTATTGCGGACGCCTCTGACGATATTGAAACCAAGCAAGCTTTATTTCGGGCTGAACTTGAAGCAGAGGCTAAACCTAAGAAGCGAGGTCGCCCCCGCAAGGAGTCCTGAAGCACCACATGTAAACCGGGGTTAAATTATGGCTGCTAGTGACGTTACAATTGCCAATCTGGCTCTCTCACGTTTGAGGGCTGGAACTATTTCGTCTATGGGGGAAAATTCTCCTGAAGCCAAGTACTCCAGCATCTGGTACAATGAAAGTCGAAAGCAACTTCTAGAGTCTTTTGACTGGGGGTTTGCCCGGCGTACGGAAATTCTAGCTGTTCATGGTGACGCTGCTCCCACTACGCGTTGGGATTTCAGATATGCCATGCCAAGCGGCTGTATCGCAGCCCGGTACATTCAGAATCCTGTCGGTACTACGGCAGATCCTGTACCCTACCAGATTGAAATGAATGACGCCGGAACCGAGCCTACTCTGGTGACAAATTTAGAAGACGCTGTCTTAATATATACTTACGATCTTTCCACCACGACTCTGTTCAGCCCTTCATTTGTCGACGCACTTAGCTGGCTACTGTCTTATAACATGGCGTGGCCATTGACAGGGAAAGGGGAGCTTCAGGATCGCGCGGAAAGAGGGTTCAATATCTCGATGAGAGCTGCAGCTGCGCACGATGCAAATGAGCAAAAATATGAACCTCGCAGACAGGCATCGTGGATTGAAGCGAGGAACTGATGCCAGAAATACTTCACCCGTCGTTTGCGAAAGGGGAAGTGTCCCCTGAATTGTATGGCCGCGTAGATACAACCATGTATCAGGTGGCCCTGCGTAAGGCGCACAACGTCATTATCCACTCGGAGGGAGGCCTTAGTAATCGGCCCGGATTGCTATACACCGCCCCGGTAAAGACGCACACCGAAACCCCTCGCGTCATCAAGTTCCAGTTTAACACTAGTGATACCTACTGTCTTATCTTTGGCAACCTGTATATGCGGGTAATCAGAGAAGATGGCGCGGTTTTAAATTCTGGTACTGCTATTTCGGGGATCACAAAAGCTAATCCAGCTGTCGTGTCTTCTTCCGGGCACACTGCAGTAAACGGGAGTGACGTATTCATATCTGGCGTTGTTGGTATGGATCAGGTGAACGGGGGATTTTACAAGGCGGCTGGAGTCTCGTCAGGGTCCATGCAGCTGACTCATCAGGTGACCGGGGCCAATATTGATAGCAGTGCGTTTGATACGTATTCTTCGGGCGGAACTGTGTCGGTGGTTTTTGAGCTCACTACGCCTTACGCTATCGCGGATGTGTTTGACCTTGTGTTTAAGCAGTCCGGTGATGTCATTACCATCACTCATCCTAGTTACGAAATCAGAGAGCTGTCTAGGTCAGATCACAATTCGTGGACATTAACTTCGCCTACTTTTGGCCCTACTCAAGACCACCCTACTGGGCAAACTGTAACAGTAAATACCACTGGCTCTGAGGCACGTTCGTATCAGGTAACGGCTATAGCGGTAGACACTTTTGAGGAAAGCTTACCAGCCCTCGGAAACACTACAGCAACGATAACTGGAGTTACTCAGGCTAACCCGGCGGTAGTAACGACATCAGGAGCTCACGGGTATGCTACGGGCGATGAAGTAGAGATCAACTCTATCGTTGGTATGACGGAGTTAAATGGGCGTCGGTTTAATATAACAGTAGCGTCCAGCACTACCTTTAGTCTGACCGACGAAAACAGCACAGCGTACACGGCGTACTCCAGCGGGGGCACTTCTAACGAAACTTCAGTAGGGGTATCCAATAGCGCCGCTTCAGAAGACAACACGATTGCGTGGACAGCTGTAGCAGGAGCTCTAAAATACTCTGTATATCGGCGGGATAACGGAATCTATGGTCTGCTTGGAGAGACTGAAACAACAACATTCTCTGACAGCAATCTGACGCCAGATCTAGATCTTAACCCGCCCAAACAGCGTAATCCGTTTCTCGGCACTGGAAACTACCCAAGCTGCTCTGGCTACCATGAGCAGCGAAGAGTGTTTGGAGGGTGGAACAATAGCCCAAATACGACTGAGCACTCAGTTACAGGCCAAAGAAGTAACTTTACCAAGTCTCCTACTTCGCGGGCTACTGACGCTATTACGGCCACACTGGTGGCCGACGAAGTTCACGTCATTAGGCAAATGCTGACATTGAACGATCTAATTCTCTTCACTTCAGAGGGTGTATGGCGCGTATTCTCAGGAACTGACAGCGGTTTTGAAGCATCTACTATTAAACAAAAGCCTCAAAGCATGTTTGGGTCTTCTGTACGCCAGCCCATTGCAGTAGGCGACACCGCTCTGTATGTGCAGGAAAACAATGCCGTAGTCAGAGCGTTGAGCTACTCCCTGACCGCAGACTCATATTCCAGCACCGACATGAATTTGCTGTCTAGTCATCTGTTTGAAACCTATCAGATTGTAGACTGGACGTACTGTAAGTACCCGGATCCTAGAATATACGCAGTAAGATCAGATGGTACAGCTGCATGCCTTACTTTCTATAAAGATCAGGAAGTTATTGCGTGGACCACTCTTGACACTGATGGCTATTTTGAATCCGTAACTTCTTTAAGGCCTTCGTCGAGTTTTATCGAAGACACCCCTTACTTTGTTGTCAAGCGCACAATCAATGGCCAGACAGTACGTAATGTGGAGCGGTTTCAGACCCGCATATTTGACGATGTAAGAGACGCCAAGTTTTTGGACTGCGGCATTAGTTATGATGACCCCAAAACTATTACTAACACTACCGCTGCAAGTCCTGTCGTCGTAACAGCACCATCGCACGGGTTCTCCAACGGCGATGAAGTAGACATTTCCGACATTGTGTGGGCTCACTCATTTGATTCTAGCTTTAATAAAGTGCAGCCCGACCAGCTAAACGATACGCGTTTTACGGTAGCCAGCTCCACGACAAACACATTTGCGCTGAATGACTCTAGCGGGAGCGCTATAAACGGCACCGCGTTTTCGGCGTACGTAAGTGGAGGCAAAGTCAGACGCGCTGTTAATTCCATCAGTGGGTTGCAGCATCTTGCAGGTCAGAGTGTTATTGCTCTGGCAGACGGCGGTGTAGTGTCGTCGCTGACTGTGGCTTCGGACGGGTCTTTAGCGATGGACCGTAAGTACAGCCGGATCCACGTCGGTCTACGCTTCGTAAGTGATGTCGAAACTCTTGACTTCGATCAGGCGCAAAACCCTGTCACAGGAAAGATGCTCACTGTGTCTGATGTCACGATGCGGTTTATGGACTCTCGTGGGCTTCTTATCGGACCTAACTTCAACAATCTCGTTGAGATGAAGCAGCGAGAGTATGAGGACTGGGGCGAGCCTACCAATATGCTAACAGGCAAGAAAAAGATAACGCTGCAGCCTGAGTGGGACGATAATGGCCGCGTGGCTATTCGTCAAAAAGACCCATTACCTATGACAATTCTAGGTATAGCAGCCGATACGGATGCGGGGGATTATTGATGTACGAGATCACGCGTATGCGAGATGAGCATAGAGAAGAACTGGTAAAAAATATCAGGCAAGTAGATGCGGAAGAAATCTGGGCTTACTCTGGTCGTACCCCCAGAGATGTAATGGATGAGCTAGAAGTGGTAGGACGTCACACCGCTCTAGCTGGTCTGGCAAATGGCGCTCTGTTGTGTCTGTTCGGGGCTCAACCATTTACTGCTCTAAGCTCTGTAGCCACTCCGTGGCTTCTGGGAACTAATGCTTTGCAGCATAATACGCCCGCTTTTCTGCGTATGTCCAAGAAGTGGGTACAGCAACAGATGAAAGTGTATGATACACTGGTAAATTTCGTAGACGCTAGAAATGTCAAATCTATCCGCTGGTTGAAGTGGCTAGGTTTCAAGGTGTATCCTGCTGTGCCTACTGGGCCGTTCCAACAACCTTTTCACAGATTTGAGATGCGCAATGTGTGAACCGACATTAATAGCGACAGCTGTAGGCACTGCTATTTCAGCTTATGGAGAAAAAAAGGCTGGGGATGCGGCGGCTAAGTTTGGTCAATACCAGCAAGAAATAGCTAACAACAACGCTAAGTATGCAAGAGCTATGGCTCAGGACGCTTTGGACCGAGGCAAAATTCTTGCTTCTAATAAGAGAGAAGAGACCGCACAGTTCAGAGCAAAACAACTTGTAGCTGCAGCAGCTAGTGGATCGGACGTAAATTTAGGCAGTATTGTAGATTTGACGAGTACAACGGCTAAGTACGGAGAGCTCGACCGTTTAACCATTCTTAGCAACGCAAGACGCGAAGCTTTTCAACACAATGTAAATGCGCAGAACATACAAACTGGCGGAGACATTTCTGCGTTTGAAGGTAGAACGCAAAAAAGCCTTTCAACAGGCAAAGCAGTAGGTACTGTGCTGACGGGTACTGGGAATGTTGCTGCAAAATGGTATGACTTAAATAAAGCAGGCATTGATGTGCTTCCAAAATTTGGCAGCAATAAAAACTATGGCCCGCGACCGGTGATCTTTTAACTTCTAATAAGGTAAGCCAACATGGCCAGAGTTCCTGAACTGAAAGGCCCGTCAGTAGCACCTGCTCCGCTACCTAATGCTTTCCAGACGTCAAACGCTACTGTTGCGTCTTTTGGGGGAGCTGAAGCCGCAAGCATGATTTCTGCTGGGCAGCAGATCTCACAAGCTGGTGACGTTTTAGCTCAAATGGCTCTGCAAGCGCAAAGCGATGACAATGATCGAGAGCTAAAAGACCTTCAGGCTAACTGGCGCACACAGCTTTTGCAGATCAACTATGGCGATGGAGAGTCTCTTGGGTTTCAACAACTTCGAGGACAAGCTGCTTTAGATGCTGAAGAAGCTGCACGCAACAATGTTGAAAATCTTAGAACCCAGCTTCTAGATCAAGCCAGTAACCAAGCTGTGTACGACGTGTTTAGCGATTACACCGCGGAAGCTAGCGTTTTGCAGTACGAAAAGATGTTTAAACACGTAATGGCCGAGCGTATTACGGCCAATGTAGATTCTATAAATAACAGTCTCGCAGCAGGGGTTAATGAAGTAGCCGTTGACCCCAGTGCTGCTTATGAAGTGTTAGGTATGATTGATAATAATGCTATTTCTATGGCTAATATGGAAGGGTGGGCTCTGGACGGCCCGGAAATAGAAATATGGAAGGCTACGCAGGCCGATACTATGGTCACGGCCATGGTCAACGGAGCTTTGTCTCGCCAACAGCCGCATGAGGCAAATGATTTGTTTCGTGAATTTGCGCAGCATATGGGTGGGGTGGCTAGAACACAACTTGCTGCAAGCCTCCAACAGGTAACTTTGGAGGCCGGTGCTCAGGAATATGTTGACGACCTGCAACTCCGATTCCCCGGCGATTTTGAGGCTCAATACGAAGCAGCAAAAAACGAAATGGAGTTTGGGGCGGAACGCACCGCAGCTGTAAATGAAATCACGGCCCGTATGGCAATGGAAGTAGGATTCCTAAAATTTCATGCAGACTTAAGGGATTTTGCTGAAGATGTAGAATCTGACGAAGCTGAAGACGCCTCTTTGATCGACGTCAGGCAATGGATTAATAGTGGCGTACCCCAAACTGAAGCTGAGGAAAAGGTAGAAGAGCTCTATGGAGATAACCTTATTGTTTATGAAGCATACATGAACACAATCAATACCCTTTACGGCCGAGCAGACGCCGCCAAAACTAGGGATACCAAAGATAGAGCTAACGCGGATGTAATAGGGTGGAAAAGTAGCGGCGTATCTATGGAACAGGCTTTAATCGAGATAGAACGATATGCAAACGATTCTACTACCTACGACATATACAAAAGCACAATCAATGAGATCTACCAACTTTATGACGAAAGCCAGCTTAGAGACGCTGAAGCCGGTGCGCAACAGTGGCTCGCAGACAACCAAGATCTTTCACCAGTTGAGCTAGCAGCCAAAGCTGAAGAACAATTTTTCGCTGATGAGCTAAACGTTGACGTTTATAAGCAGATCGTCGCCCTAATTGGTAACGCGCAAACCCTAAGCAACAATGTAGAAGCCGCGACAAATAACGAGGCGTCTAAAAGCCTCAATACCTATATAGCTGAAACAGACAATCCTGTATACAATGAATGGGCAGCGCTCCACCCCGAATATGCTGACGCTCTTATAGCCGCGGGTCTGAAACCAGAGTCTGAACTGTTAGTATACCAGTCGCAGTTCGCCACAACTACAGATCCTGAAATGATACTAAAGTACTTAAATAAAACAGTATCGGACTTGCAGCGAAACGGGCAAACATATCTTACCGAGGCTAGGACGTTGCTTACTGAAGCTCAGTACAACGTGCTGCTTAGCAATGTTCTTGCCGCTGAAGCTCAGTCAGCAGGCGTCGTGGCTATAAACACAGACGACCTCAACCGTATGCTGAACGACACGTTTAAGGCTGAAAACTGGAATGAGAGTCGCGGTCAACGAGAAGAGATAGGACGAGTCAGTTTGGAAGTACATCGGCAGTTTCGGGTGTTAGAATCCGCCCGTAAAGGAACACCAATCCTGCAGGAAGATGTTCAAGCGATCATTGACAATGTCATGGGCGACATAAACGTAGGTGGAAGTTGGTATACCTTGGGACTGGCTTCTAGAAGCATGATGTCTGCTGACGCTCTTCAGTACAACACAGTGCGCAGTCCTATGTCTGGGTTTACCGTACAAAGTGAAGTGTATAAGTATGTTATCGATCTGCATTACCACAACACGGGCGATGACGGAATTGCAACGGTTCCAGATGTACAATCTGCAGAGTTTGATCGCCAACTGGTAGCTGTTCAGCTGTTCTATGACGAGTATTCTGAAACCCCCATCTCGCCAGACGATTGGGCAGAAGCAGAAGCAATGGCCGCACAAGAATTGGACGAGGACTAGTAAATGGCGACTGTACCCAAGTCTAGCACTCTGGATATCGACGGCCTAAGTCGGGCCAGCGGTCTTGTTGCCCCGCTAGCCAAGGACAATGAAGATGTAGTCTATTCTGATCGGTACATAGAGCGTCAGCGTCAAGAAGATCTAGAAAGAAACAACTTTGTTGACCTTGAACTCACGGACTCACAGCGCAGGCAACTATTCCTAAATATGCCTGACAGGGATCCTGCGCTGCAGGCTCGTTTTCTAGAAATTGAAAAACTGACGGGCATGTCGCCGCCGTTTCTGGATAGGCATAGGAATATTGTAGATAGCATCGAGTCCGACAAGGAGTGGTTTCTCAGAGAAAATCTACTAAACGATACCCCATTCGTCAGGCAGTGGTTAAACAATCCTGAAAATGCCGTTGTCGCAAGAGATGACGTCGAGGCTTTAGCTAACGCCGAAAAGGCGTGGAATATCACATCCAGTTACCCGCAAACGCCGCAAAGTGATGCGCGGTCCGAAACAGATCTTGAACGGCTGCAGCGCGAAACCCTTGAGAACGCTCTGAGCCACAACATTATACCCGCCGAAGACAGAGAACCCAACAGAGTGCGGGGTGCGATTGAAGACTTTGGGACCGAATTTGAAGAGCTAGCAGAAGAGACCGTTGAAGACTTTTATTACAGTGTTGCTCAAAGTGCTGGCTTTGGCCTAACCGCCTTAGGAGAGAGTTTTGAGCTAGAAGGCGGATCAAACCTATCTAAAGGGTTTTTCATTTTAGAAGGCATGAGTAGGGCTTTGGCCGGCCTAGACAGCGAGGAGATTAGAGAAGACGCCGAACAGTTTCGTGAGTCTCTCGATCAGCTGACGGAAGAAGGCAGGAATATCGCCCTTTCCGCTTATATGGATATGAACGCTAACGATCCGTCTGACGGCAACCGAGGGTTTATCGGAGGCATAGCCCATGATGTAGGTGTTGCTCTGGGTGAGCTTGCCATTCCAGCAGCATTGACGATTGTTACAAGGCAGCCCGGCCTTGGCGCTGCTTCTTTCGGTCTCTATAGCTTTGGCCACAGGTATGGCGAGTCACGCATGATGGGCCGCACTCCCGAGCAAGCAAGGATGGACGGCGCAGCTTACGCCATTATTGAAGTAATCTCAGAAAGAACTCCTTTAAAGTTTCTTATACAGCCGAATAAGAAGTTTCTTGAACGCACTCTTGGTATGATGGGCCTTGAGGGCGCTCAGGAAGTTATCACTGAGTGGTTCCAGATGGGTTACGACCTCGGTGTGCTTAATGAGGAGATGACTTTTGGGCAAGCGGTAAACCGACTTGGCCACGCAGGCCTTATCGGGTCTCTAGCTGGCGGCTCCGTAGCTACGCTCACGCATCCCATCGTTTCCTCAATGCATGATCGTCAGGCTAACACTGCTGTTGACCAGCGCGCAGCCTTGGATAGTTTTAAGGAGGCCTTGGAAGCTTCCAATCTCAGCCAAATTTCCCCGAATATAGCGGCTAACGTAGGCGCTGGTATCATGGGAAACCAAACGGTATACCTCGACCATGACGCAATAGAAGCTGCCTTTACAGGACAAGACGGCACGCTAGACCGCAAGAGGTATATAGAGTTTCTGCAGGCTATCGGTGTTCCTCTTGATAAGGCCATTGAAGCTTCATTCAACGGTGTTCCTCTTGAAATATCTGCTGAGGCATTTAATCGTTCGGTTACTCTTGGAGAGCCGGGAATATACGAAGCGCTGGCCGACCACATCCGTATTGGTGAAGCTTCGCCTATGACGCCTGCTGAGGCAAAAGAGTATCTGGGGCTATCTGAAGAAGCTGAAGCTATCGAAGGTACGGCGCAGGAAGCTGAAGCAGCGCAAGAAGCTGAAGCAGCGCAAGAAGCTGAAGCTCTCGAAGGTACGGCGCAGGAAGCTGAAACAGCGCAAGAAGCACAAGTTCTGTCTGAGGATACCGATAGCGGTGTGACGTCACCCCCGGTCCCTGAAGGCGCAAAAGAATCTATTCGAACAGACACGCCCGAGTTTGCTGAGAGGTTTGGAGCCAGCGAAATTACCGAACCGTACACCGGCGCTCCGCTCAGGGTCTACCATGGCACTTCCAGCTCAATAGAGGGGGACTTTACTCACGACCAACACGCCACTAAGGGTGGCGCGGCTATGGTAAAGTTAAACCAAGTACCAGCTTTCTATTTCTCATCCAGCCCGAAGGTAGCCAGTAGTTTCGCTGGCCCTACTGGTGGCAATGTTGTTCCAGCATATCTTCGCATGGAAAACCCCGCTGATATTGAGACAAACGGGGGATATTGGAATGAGTATCAAGGGGATATAGAGCAAGCGTACGAAGACGGGTTCGATGGTGTGATCCTGCGCGACGTGCGTGATGGTGGCGGTATCAGCGTTGATGACATTGGCCCTGATGGTATGGGCGAGAGTGTTGATGAAATTGGTCCTGATGGTATGGGCGAGAGCGATGTCTATATCGTGTTTAGCGCGGACCAGATCATCCCCGAAATCAGCGACAGCGACCGAGTAATTGACCCAGAGGCTTCCTCTGCTGAGGACGACGGCTTCCGTGCTTCGATCTTCGACTTCTTGAAACAAAGGGACTCCCAAGATGTTCCGCCGCCGTTGTGGTTCTCTAGCCTCACTCGTGCGTTTGAGCAACTGGCTGGTACGCAAAACGCACGTCCTGAGCAGTGGGCCAATATCATCAACGGGCTCCATGGCGTTAAAAAAGAAGAAATCGAAACAAGTCAGGTACTGGACTTCCTTGAGTGGCACGATCCAAAAGCGCAAATCACGCATAAAGAAATTCTGGATTACCTGTCTGAAAACGAAGTTGTCATTAAAGAGGTACTACTCACCGATCCGGGACCCCAAGAGTCGGAGCGCGTATTAGACGGACAGCAGGGAAGAGTTCGCTATCCGTACTTATCTTTTGAGCCAAATACCCGGCTTGATGACACACAAGTGCCCCGAAGGCTTGTCATGCCCGGCGAGGTCGCAAAAACGAACTTCGAGCTACTAATCGCTACACCATACGCTCTTACATCTAAAAGTGGCGTACGTTTTTCAGATCCTCACTGGCCCGTGAATAACTTAACCTTCGAACAACAGGACGACATTCTTCTTCCTGAGGTGCGCCGTACCTTTGTTGGAGAAGCAGAATCTGATTACCGCCAATTGCTTGCGGCAAGCCCCTTAGGATCCATTGTAGCCCACGTCCGTGGTAACGAGCACACCAGCCCGGATGGGGTACGTACTCTCGTTATCGAGGAGCTCCAGAGTGACATTCACCAGCAGGCGAGAGACAGACATTTTAGAATGGACGAGCCTAGCTTCCGCTTTCCGAAGCGAAGCGATTTTATTATCGAACTTGCGGCAGACCAAGACCAAGAACAAGAGGGCTTTCGGCGAATGCCGCTGTGGAATATCAAACTGGTTCCAGAATCTACGCCCACTGGAGACGCCATTAGGCGTGACATAGACCCCAATTGGCAAAGGCAAATACACGGTCGTAGCGAAGAGGAAGTGTGGTCACTCGTCACGGAGTTCTTGCAGGAGAGATTTAAACACGGCACCCCGCGCAAGGTGATCGCCGACGGGTTGCTCCCCGATGCCCCCTTCAAAAATAATGGCTGGGTTAATGTCCTGCTTCGTCGCATGCTCAGAAAAGCTGCTGACGAAGGCTTCGATCGCGTGGCTTGGACACCAGCGCGCGTTCAAGCTGAACGGTATGGCGAGCTGTACCGAGAAGTTGCGTCTGTCAACGTAACAGTAGACGACAAATTTGTTTTCGCCCAATCATACGGTCGTAGCGAAGCGGATCTGTTCGGCGTAAGGGCTTCGGCCCTGCTGGAGGATACCGACGATCTCGATGCGCTGGACGAGGATAGGCTTAAAGCGCTGCAGGATCTGGCGGCTAGCCAAGAAACAGAAGGCAACTATGTCGCCGAAATTAAAATCGAGGTAGTTAACACGAGCGGGTACGTAGTGCTAACCCACTTTATGGAATCGGAACCCTTGCCAGCGGGGAGCATAGACGAAGATTTAAATATAGATAGCTTAACAGGTAGCCTTCGCGGTGTCGGTTTGCCGAAGCAGCTAGCAAAGGATATTGCGCGCTTACATAAAGAAAACACTGGCCCACAAAGCTTTCAACTACTCTATACAGGGTTTAGCCAATTAGCCAGCGACAGCAAGGATACCGTATTCGGTTTCGAACAAGTTCGAAAAGGAACAGTCACCACGCTTCCGGCCGAAGAAGGAGCAATGCTTGGTCAGGAAGGGTATCAAGCATTCTACGATTCTATAGTCGTCAGCGCTATGAACAAACTAGTAAAGCGTTTCGGCGCTAAAGTAGAGATGACAGAGGTAGACTCAACGCTACCGTCCGGCTCGGTGCCCGGCATCCCCGACGTTCCTATGGATGAAATCTATCAGTACTACGGCATTTCCTTGCAACAAAGAGAACTTCTAAATTTAGGCTTAAGCGAATCTAGAGCAAGGGAAATTCTCCAAGAAGACTATGGCGTTTTTGATTTTTACGAAACTCCTGCGGCAGATAGACTTCCATTCGAGGTTGAGGAAAAACGATTTGATGATGGTAATATTGAAGAAGACTTTGTCAGTAGAAGTGCTTTAAGGCGAGCTTATGCAAGAGACCGAGCCACAGAACGTGTGTGGTCTGTGGACCTTACTGATGAGATGAAGGAAGCGTTCAAAAGTTCGCAGCCCATGTTCTCCATTAGAGGCATGCCTACGGTTGAGTATGTCAATAATGCAGAAATAGTTATCCCTGCTCTCCGTAAGCGGCTTGACTCAATGGGTCTAGAAGGCGTGGCTTTAAAAGTTGAAGACGCCATCAAACGTGACATAGACGGAAGTACGGTAGATCTTGAGGGCTACTACTGGCAGGGTCTGGTGGCCATGTCTCTGCGCCAAGATCGCGACATCATGGAAGTTCTCAACCATGAAGCGATCCACGCCCTTAAAGCGATGGAAGTGTTCAAGCAAGGCGAGTGGGACATGCTCGTCTCAGCAGCAAATGCTGATGACGTCATCATGTCGCGAATCCGCCGAAATTACGGTAACCGCAGCGAAGACGTGCAAAACGAAGAAGCCGTAGCCGAGCTTTTTGCCAAAATGGCCTCCGAGCAGCAGCAGTCGGAAGGCTTCTTTGCGGATATGCTTAACCGCATTCGCCGATTCTTCCTCTCCATCCGTGACGCTTTCTTAGAAAGCGGATTTACAAACATGAAAGATCTCTACCAAGCCGTTGACCTCGGCGTGGTAGGCAGACGTGATATGCAGGAGCAAGAGCAAAAAGCTCTTAGCGCGGCCATCAGAAGGTTTGGAAGCAGCATTAACAGGCTGGCACCCGACAGCGCACAGTTTAATCGATGGTTCAAAAACAGTGACGCTGTGAACAACGATGGCTCTCCAAAGGTCATGTATCACGCCGCTAAGAAAGACTTTACCGCGTTCAAACCGGCTTACGCTGAGTTGGGTCATCATTTCGAAACTTTGCCTGTGGCTCAGACACCCGGTGCTAGTGCTAACACCATCCCTGCTTACCTCAGTGCGCAGGAGCCTTTGATTACGCCAGACATTAATCTCTGGATGTCCCCCACAGAATGGCGCAAACGCCTTCCGCAGGCTATGCCAAATGCTAATGTTACTATTCGCGAAAGCAAATATGCCGCCCGAGAAATGTGGCCCGCGCCCGACATTCTGATGGACATTGACAGCGGTCCACAGAACCCGGTGCCTATGGCCCAAGACGAGTATGAAGTCTGGGTCGACATCATAGACTACTTGACCAATAGCAATATCACCGACCGCGAACTTGAAGCCGCAGAACCCGGCAGCACTATGCGCACTGAGTCCTACGAAGATAATTTAAAACTCTCCGGGGTCAGGCAAGAATTTGAACGCGCAATGTGGGGCATTTTAAGCTCCCATGGCTTCGACAGTTTGAAATACCGCTCCGAAGACACCTCTTCTTGGAGCTACGCTGTTCAGCATTCCACCCAGATCAAGCCCGCCCTCGATCCTGATCAGGTAGAGCCATCTGTTACCGAGGCTTCCTTGCCTGAGCAGGCGACTCAGACAGACACGCCCGAGTTCACTGAATGGTTCGGGGACAGCAAGGTCGTTGACGAAAGCGGCAAACCCATTCTCGTCCATCACGACGGCCCCGCGAAGATAGAAAGGTTTGACGAGGCCGCAGCAGATGAAGCGTCAAGGGGAACAGAATGGACTAGGATCGGGTTCCACTTCGGGTCAGAAGCGCAGGCCGCTTCTCGTGTTGAAGCAACTGGGCAAGAGTCGCCCCAACGCACCTCCGCTTATATTCGGATGGTAAACCCCCTGCGGTTACCAGAAAACAGGCTAGGGCGATGGGGGCCTTTCGACATCTTCCAAGCTCTGATGGAAGCAGCGGTAAATAACGAAATCGACACCGTCCCCGAAGCCGATATTGATGCCTACCTCAAAGGTGAGTTTCAGTTTCAGACTGAAGAAACGTTCCTGAATCTGTCCTACGAACCAAATGGTGTCTTGGACCAGAGAGAGAGCATCCGCGCCTACCTCAAGAGCTTGGGGTATGACGGAATCGTATACGCGAACGAGTTCGAGGGAGAAGGAGACAGCTACATTGTACTAGACTCTGACCAGATCAAGCCCGCCGTTGACTCTGGTTTACCAAGAATGGTTCGCCCGAGCGACCCTGATACTGAGTCTGTTGATGAAAGTTTCCGAGCCTCTATTGCCGAGGACGCCTCAGAAGACGCCTCAGAAAACGCCCCAGAAGACGAAAACTCTTCAAGCCGTGTGACGCCGCACCCAGATCCAGACGTCGAACTGCCAATTGCATTGGCTGAGTTTGAAATGGGTCTAAACGGATTCTTTGAAAACGCCAAAGAAGCTGGCATGACGCCAAAAGAGTACGAAGCGCACCTTGCAAAAGTCGCATCAAACGCTGAGGCCACAAGAAAACGCAGGGAAATTAACGTCCTCAAGCAGGAAAAGCGTGAGTCAACCAAGTGGTGGAAAACGGAGCTGCAGCGCATCATTAGTGAGCTTGAAAATACTTACAAACAGGAGCACCCCGTCTACGCCACGATCCACGCCATTGAGGGCGGTGACGCCCGCATGGATCGGGACAAGGTCCTAGACCATATGGGTAGCCCTGAGCTCATGCGTTTAGACCTGCCCCGTCTGTCTAACAACCGCACAATATACACTGGCCGCGACACAGAAGAAAAAGGCATAGACCCGCAGGTTTACGCAGAACGCTTTAATATGACCACTGGTGAGCTTTTGGGTGTGATGGAGGATGCCGTGCCCCTGAAGGATCAGGCGGCTATTGATGCCAACCGCATTATGCGTGAAAAGCACGGTGACATTCTTGAGCGCAATCAGGCCATCGATGACGCCCTTGAAGTCCTCGCTCAAGACGGAACAGCGGAAATCCTTGCTGACGAACTTAACGCGCTGCGCGACGCCAAGAAGCAGAAAAAAGTGTCGGCCAAGGTGATGAAAGAGGTCGCTCGCCAGAGGCTTCAGGAATACAACGTCGGAAACCTTAACCCTAACCGCTTCCTGATGACGGCCAAAAAGCAAGGGCAACTGGCTCGCAAGCTGCTGCGCAAAGGCGACCGGCAGGGCGCTGCAAAAGCCAAATTCCGTCAACTTCTTAATTTCCAAATGGCCAACTTGGCGCACAAGGCTCAGACCGACGCCAACAGTTGGGCCAAATACATGAGCAAGTTTCAAAAGCGAAAAGGCAGGTTCAAGAATTTAGAAGCTGGCACTGTCACGCTAATCAGAGATCGCTTAAAGGCCTTCTCAATGGGCGACAGAATGTCCGAAAAGTCCCGCAAGCAGATCGAAAACCGTCGTGTGCTGGCCCGTGCTCAGGGGCAGGATCTGCCAGAGGGTGTGCTTCGTAAGTATCAAGCCACAAACTTCCGCGACTTGCCGCTGGGTGAGCTCCACGTTTTGTACAACGAAATTAAAAACATTGAAGCTACAGGCCGCGGCCTCAAGAAAATTCGTCTGCAAGGCAAAGATGAAGAGATCAATGCCATCATTGATCAGCTTATCGATACCGTACAGGGCAATGTGCCAGAAAGTAAAAGATCTGTAGCACTCAAAGATCAGCAGTCGGCGACACAAGGCGCTGATTATACTTTGATGCAGCTCGACGCTTCGATACGAAAAGTTGAGTTCCTTCTTCAGCGTCTGGATGGAGGGGCTATGACAGGCCCGTTCCACCGTGTTCTGTTTCAGCCTGTAGCCGATTCTCAAGCAAAAGAAGGCGACCTGTCTGTAAAGTACATCAACACTGTGATGGAAGCCTTCAAGAATCTGCCTCCCGAAATCATGTCTCGTATGGGTGAGCGAATTAATGTTCCGTCGCTGCACCGCAGCATGACTCGTGGCGAAATCCTGATGCTGGCCCTCAACGCTGGTAACACCAGCAACCTCGACAAGGTCGTGCGAGGGAACAAGCGCGATATCTACCACAAAGGCAAGCCTGACTGGACCGAAGCTGGAGTGCGTAATGCTCTTAATATTCTGAGCAAAGAAGAAGGCGACTGGGTGCAGATGGTGTGGGACACCCTAGCTAATGTCTACCCTGAAGTAGAACGCATTTTTGAAGCAGAAATGGGCGTAGTTCCTGAAACAATTGAGCCGTCCAACGTCGAGATTGGAGGTATAGTCCGAAAGGGCGGGTACTTCCCTATGATGTACAACCCGGATCGTATGGTCTTGGACGGCAAAACCACCGCCGAATCGCTTGACGATACTTTCAGCAGTGACATGCGAAAGTCCTCCATCTACTCCGGCATGACGCTTGAGCGTTCTGATAACTACTCGGCTCCGCCGCTCCTGTCCCTGTCTTCTCTTCCGCGAGCACTGCACCAAAGCATCCATTACGTGACTCACTTCGAAACCGTGCAGGACGTGAAGAAAATACTTCACGACGAAAGGCTGGCTGAAGAGTTAATCACGCGTATGGGCCGTCCGTATTACGAGGAACTAACTAAATGGATTGAAGCGGTAGCTACTTCTGCATCTGAGCCTGTCCACGTTCAAGGTCTCGACCAAACCATGGAGTTCTTTAGGTCAAACATGGTGGCCGGTATCATGGGCGCGTCACTTACCACGGGCGCATCGCAAGCCTTCGGCACCTTTACCAGCGTTGCAGTTCTCGGTCGCAATCAAGACGGAACTTTTAGTAACTTCGAGGGCCAGAAGTGGATGTATGCGGGCTGGAAGGCCACATTGAAAAACCCCGCCGAAGCCCATAAGTTCGCAATAACCCACTCTGGTGAGATGCGTCACCGCATAAGTAATCTTGACCGCGATATGAGCGACACGCTCAAGTATGCTGGCGGTGAGACATCCAAGTTTATGAGGTGGAGAAGTGCATGGCAGCGGCATTCACTATCTGTTATCGGCTACGCTCAGTTATGGTCTGTCGATGTGGCTACATGGCATGGAGCTTATCAGAAAAAGTTCTCTGAAAAGGACGCAAGCCACCTCGAAGCCGTGCGCTATGCAGACAGCGTAGTCCGTACATCTCAGGGGTCAGGCGCGGTAAAGGATCTTGCCGGGTTTGCGCGAAGCAGGCATCCTATGATGCGCACTGCTACCATGTTCACGACATACACAACTGTGCTCTATAACATTCAGGCTCAGATTGCCGGGGACACAATTAAAAACCCCAAAAAGTTCTACCAGCAAGTGTTCCGCATGGCTTGGCTTACGGTCCTACCTGCCATGGCCGACGCATTTCTCCGTGGGGAAGGGCCAGATGACGAAGATGAGTGGGCGGAGTGGTTCCTTTGGAAACTGGGTGCTTACTCAGTCAACTCTATTCCAATCGGCGGTCCGATGATTAGCTCTGTCATCGAAGGTTTCAACCCGTCGATGTCCCCCGTCACACAGATCCCGACCAGCATAGCTAAATCCCTTCAGCATTTCTCTGACCTAATGAGCGGAGAGGATGAAGTTAGCTGGAAAACAGCACAAGCAGCCATGAATGCTGTCGGTTACTCACTTGGTATCGGCGGTACGGCTCAGGCAGCACGGTTCTTTGATGCACTGGATGCGCTGGAACAGGGTGATAACCGAGATCCTCTGTACGTCCGTGAGTTCATTGCAGGACACCACGATAGATAGTACTATCCCCCCGGTGTGACGTCACACCGAAATAGGAGAGAAAATGACTATTCAAGATGCCACCGCCAAAGTCACACGAACAGGCAACGGATCGGCCACTTCGTTCTCCTTTGCGCCAATCGTGATGCAGAAAGCTGCTGACATTCTTGTCGTCAAGACAAACACGTCTACGAATGTTGAGACCACGCTTACAGAAGGAACTGGCGCTTCTAACTATTCGGTAACGCTTACTTCGTCCGACTACCCAAGCACAGGCAGTATCGTATACCCGGCTAGTGGTGCTGACCGCTTGTCTAGTTCGGAGACTGTCACGATCAAGCGCAATCCTGACATAACTCAGGACGCTGATCTAGAGAACCAAGGCGGTTACTACCCTGACACCGTCGAGACTGCTCTAGATAGAGGCGTCATGATCTCCATGTCGCAGCAAGAAGACATCGACCGCAGCCTTAAAGGCCCCATCACCGACACCGTCAGTGTCGAGATGCCTAGTCAGTCCGAACGAGCAAGTAAGTTCTTAACTTTCGACTCGTCAGGCGTTCCTACAGCGTCAGCAGGAAGTGCCGATGGTATCTCTGTTTCCCCATTTATGGCCACGGTGCTGGACGACACGTCTGGGGCGGCTGCTCTGGCAACTATGGGGATGACCAGTTACGGTATTTCGGTTGCGACGGCGGCTAATGCTGCGGCAAACTTGACGTTGCTTGGCATAGGGTCGGCTTCTGCTAGTGCAGCGGGCCTTGTTGAACTCGCGACCACCGCCGAGACGACCACTGGCACCGACGCCACTCGCGCTGTAACGCCTGATGGCCTGCATGACATGACGTCTTTGGCTGGGGCTGCGTGGTTCCTTGACGAAGACGCCATGGGTAGCAACAGCGCAACTCAGGTAGCCAGTCAGCAGAGCATCAAGGCATATGTCACTGCGTCTATCGCGGCCATTAGCACGTCAGCATTCACATTGGCGTCCCCGCAGGCCACCACATCCGGCACGTCCATTGATTTTACTTCGATTCCATCGGGGACCAAGGTCATTACGATCAATTTCAGCGGAGTGTCTACCAATGGGTCCAGCGATGCCATCATTCAGATTGGCGACTCAGGTGGCGTAGAGACATCTGGTTACACCGGATGCAATGTCGATTCCAGTCAGTCCGCTGGCGTGGACTTTTCTGCCGGGTTCATCCTCGACAACCTGCAAGCGGCTGGCAACGCTTACAATGGCTCTGTCACCCTGACCCTTTTGAATTCTTCGTCAAACATCTGGGCCATGACCGGTGTTCTCGCAAAGACTTCGTATGTCACGCTTAGTGCTGGGGTCAAGACGCTATCTGCTGAATTGGACAGGGTCAGGCTTACCACAACGAACGGCAGCGACACGTTTGACGCCGGTTCAGTCAACATCTTGTACGGGAGCTAGGCATGACTTGGATTGCAGTAGTTAAACAGGACGACGAAGGCAGAATTACCAAGTTCCTTGACTTCGCGACGGAAGCGGAAGCGGTGGCACATGTTGCAAAGGTCGCTGATACCTTCCCTGACGCCTTTGCTTCTGAAGCACCTGAGGGCGGCATACGGGATTTCAAGGCAGATCGAGGCAACCTGATTAGTGATCCGGTTGTCGATGTCCCGCCGACTCCCCACGAGAATCGGGTGGAGGCTTACAAGGATGAGCTAGGGCAAGACGCGCTTGTCAATGTCATCCGTGAAGTCGAAGCGATTGTTGGCACACCGAAGACCGAAAAGTTCCAGTCTTTGGTGGCCAAGATCGACGCCATCGACAAGAAGTTTCCTTTGTAATGGACCCGCTCGGCCTTGCACTGGCAGCAGCGATAACTGTCAATCTGCCCGGATTGTCGTGCCGCACCAGCGTTGAAGAATGGGACGAATTTCTTACTGAGTTTGAAGAGACAAGGCATGAGCAGGGCCTGAGCGCCGCCGGGCAGCGCTACTGGTTCTATTTCGGTGAGAAAACGTGGACTGTCGTTGTTGAAATCGCCCCCGGCAACGTATGCACTAGCCCAAACATGCTCGGAACTATCGAATCTGAGGGTTCACCGGCATGACTGAAAATGGAAAAAAATCAGCCAGCGCCATGGCTCTTGATGCGCTTGACCGGATTGCCCACCACGAAGCGGAGTGCGGCAAGCGTTGGGCCGAAGCAACGTCTGAGCTAAAGCATTTGAGTGAGCAAGTAGCGGCGCACGGCAAGAGGTGGGAGCGACTGGCTTGGTTGCTGGTCGCGTCGTTGGTCGCTGTAGCGACAGCGATATTTTCCAGAACGCTATCGTGATTCGTGGAACTACCCCTTGAGATTCTCATTGCTTTAGGCGGTGGAGGTGCGTCAGTCATTGTCGCGTGGGGTATCGCCCAGCAGAAACTTACGTCAATTTCCAGTGCATTGCTTGACATTGAAAAAAGGCTGAGGGCGCTGGATAATAGGGTGGACAAGACGGAAGGGGCGACAGAATTGCTTCAAAATAAACTGACCGTACTTGCATCAATGAGCAGCCCTGAAAGCCTTGAGCGAAAAAACCGGGAAATTGCCTCAATTCTGAAAGACATCGAATTCCTCCGCAAACAATGGGGTGCGAAATGAAGTGGCAAGAAATTATATCGGCTGTAGCGCCTGTACTGGGAACCGCAGTTGGCGGTCCTGTGGGCGGCATAGCCGTCAAAGCGATTACAGCCGCGCTTGGCTTGCCGTCAAACGCCAGTGACAAAGAGCTGGATCGCGCATTAAACGATGCCACACCGGATCAACTAGCTGAACTAAAGCGCGTCGAAGCTGAGTTTGATGTCCAGATGAAAGAGCTGGACGTAGA